GTTTCTAAAGCGCATATTGTTATCAAAAGTTAAGTAAGAAGCCGAACCACTTTGTGTAATATCTAGTGTATTACTACCATCAGAATCAACTAAACGAATAGTCGGTGATGTGCTTTCAATGTGTATCTCATGGTTAGGACTTGTAGTACCTATGCCCAAGAGCCCCGCAAAGTAACCAGTACCATCGCCTTTAATAGAGTGACGTAATGTACCACCAGCACTATACTTACTAAAATAACCACCTGTAACAGCGCCACTTGCCGCATGGTCAATACTTATTATACCGCCATCACTTTCGAAGTTAGTACCGCTAGTAGTAATAGCAAGGCCCTTAGATGAATTAGAAGCACCTGATGTATTTACACTTACTTTACTTAGAAATGCACCGCCTGTAGCATCTATAGTAGCTACTTCACCACCACTGTTCTCAAACTTAATAAAGTCATTAGTAGTTGTACCACCACCGTTACGTGTAAATGTCATAGTAGGGCATAATGAGCTATCTTCGTCATTAATAACGATTGAGCCTGTACCACCACCTGTAAAGGTTGCATCAGCTTGCACAGTTAATGCACCTGTCATTGTGCCACCAGCTTTAGGTAGCTTAAGACTAAGGTTAGTAGCTGTAGTAGTAGCAAAGTTAGGGTCATCACCTAGAGCATCTGCTAGTTCATTAAGCGTATCTAACGTACCAGGAGCAGAGTCTATTATGTCAGCCACTGCTGTGTCTACATAAGACTCAGTAGCGTATCCAGAAGGCCCAGAACCAGGTATAGTAGGTGTATTAACTAGATTGTTATAGTCTAGATAATGAGTACCTTGTTGTCCGTCTAATGTATCAGCATCTATATTCAATGCATCTATATCAGCCTTAGTTTGGTCAGCAGTAGCACCTGCTTCTATTGAATCTAGCTTAGCACCATCAACAGCCATATCTCTAGTATTAACTGTACCAGTAATAGCTATATTACCTGTACCACTTATATCCTGTCCATTAAGGTCTAGGTCTCCTCCAAGCTGGGGAGTAAGGTCGTCTACTATATCAGAGACACCACCACCACCACCACTACCTGTAGCAGTAGAAGCTATAGTACCGTCTGATGCTATAGTTATATTAGTACCTGCAGTTAGAGCTGCTACTACGTTAGCTGTATCAGTAACGTCAGCATTAGTCTCTATAGTATTTAACTTAGACTTATCACCATCTACAAATGGACCTTCAGAAGGTTTTACTTGTAGAGTAGATATGTTAACAGATTTAATACCTGCTAAGTCTGATACCTCAGAGTCCATTAAAGCACCTGAAGCAGTTACATTAGCTGTATCTGTTACGTCAGCACCTGACTCTATTCCGTCTAACTTGCTTTCATCTGCATCTGTAAATGCATTAGTATCAGCAATACTTTCATAAGCTGTTTTTATTTCAGCAGGAGTCTGGTCATCTTTAGCATTAGGTTCAATAGTATCAAGTTTACTTCCTTGAGTACTGCTCTCATCCTTAACTTCATGAACCAACATCATCAACTGCTTATTAGCTATGTTTAAATTCTCTCTTGTTATATTAGAACCAGATGTATAATCTGATAGTAACAAGTCACTAGGTATAACCCTAGCTATTTTAATTAAGTCACCTGTTGTTAAGTTGTTTATTTCAACTTCACCGTCACTTAACCATGTAAAATCTGTGTAGTAAAGAGGCTCGCCTGAACCGTCTACTTGACTGTTTATTTGAATAGTTACATAAGTCCTATTAAGTATACCTAATGGGAAAGGGAGAACGAACGACGTTTGCCCTGAGTATGTATATTCCACTGTAGTTAGGGCCAATCTAGCCTCCTTTAATTAAAGTTAAAGGGGGCCTAAGCCCCCCGTTTATATATCGTCTATATTATATGTAGTAGCCATATCAACTAATCTACTTACACCAACTAAACCTGTGAAAGGTGCTGTACGTATAGCAGCTTTATCTTGATAGTCAGCCTTACCTATCGCACCCTTTGCAAGAGCACCTGGAAGCCTAATTAAGTCATCTCCATAGGAGAATATAGGCGGCACAAAAGAAGATTGGTCTGCGTACTTATTATAACGCATCTCATCTATACCTAGCATAGTTCCAATAGGGTCAGTAGCCATGAATAAGAAACCAGTAGTGTTACTGTAAGCTATAGCACGTCCAGCATGGTCCATAGCAGACATCTCTTTACCATCTTGTAGTGCCTTAACCATAGATATCAATCCAGCTGTACTTAATCCGTACATAGCTGCAGCTAACGCCTTGCCATCCATATGCTTAAAGTGTCTTATAGTTTGCTTCTGTAAAGCAAGCATTGGGAACGTCTTTAAGTGAGTCATTATAGCACCACCCTTAGTAAACATGAACGGGTCTTGTTCACCAGCAACAGCTTTCTGAGTAGTTTGGTTAACAGAAGATATTATGTTAGCACCGAATGCATCAGCAGTATCAGGGTCCCATTTATTGACATTAAGTCTATCAACAAACGTATGTTTCCCATTAGTCCTGAATGTAACAGTACCATTATCTATTAGCTTCATTAAACCATCTACATCATCATGTCTGTAGTTATAGTCATCTAAGAACCTAGCAGCTTCTTTCTTAGTCATGTTTAATTCACCAAACTCTCGCCAATGGTCCAAGCTCTTATTAAGAGTCCTGAATATATTGTCAGCAGCGCCTGCAGCAGCAGTCTTCTGTTGGAAAGCTCGTATGTGGTTAAACCCAGATAAGAATGCTTGTATGTTAGATAAGTTCTGAGAATGCTTTTGTAAGCCTCTGAACATCTTATCCTCTATTGCACCAGACATTTCGTCTAAGTCAATATGAGGAGTAAATATCTCATGGTCAAAACCTATATCACCAGATAAGAAAGATAATTCCTCTAGTAATCTATCTTGGTTTTCTCTAGCCAACTTATTAAACATAGGAGCAAGTCCACGTTCCATAAAACTAGCTAAACCATGCTGAGCTATAATAGCACCTGATTCACCTAACTGAGTAAGACCTAATTTGTCTAACCATGCTAAGTTAACCATACGCTTCATCTGAGCAACAGCAGCACCTTGTTCTTGTAACTGTCCATCACCCCATACACCCTTCTGTGCGCCACCATCGAAAGCAGTAAACATAGCTTCCATTTGTACGCGAGGTATATAATCTGGATGACTCTTAGTGATACCTAATCTAGCCTGGTCCTTCATCATAGCAGTTAATAAAGCAGTTCTATCTGCCCTGCTACGTATACCGAACTTAGCTAATGCAGATGAACCTGCAGCTAATCTAGCATGTCTTCTGGCATCTACTTCTAAGTTATTACTCATTAAGTCTAGTATCTTAATTTCCTCACCGTTAGGTAGAGTTATATTATGGTCTAAATCTAATTCATTCCTACTCTTAGCAATACCTAATTTACCTTGTTCAGTCTTGTCAGCATCTATACGCTTAAGAAATCCTTCTATAGCATCGTCAGATAAGCCTTCACCTTTTAGCATCTCACGTAACTCATCGATATTGTCTTTAGCTAATAAAGCAGATATACCTGAGTCAGCGCCACTACGAGCTGCCTTATTAACAGCACGCTCAATAACAGCATTAGCAATAGCCATAGATACTTCTTCAGTAAACTCATCAGATGCAGCCCTATACGAAGCTGCTATACCTTTTTGTATAGCGGCCCTCATAGCTATAGGGTCAGCTGCGTTCTCTATTTTACCAGATAACTCTTTACCCCATACGTATGGAGTATAGTGAGGGTTCTCATTACGACCACCTTCAAATCCTAAGACACTATGTTCTTCGTTTCCTAGTTTACCATTACGTTTATTAGACATCTGTCCATAAGCTTCTAAGAACATTTCATCATACTTATCAGCTGCATTTATAACAGCTTCATCAGTACTAGTTTCTTTACCATGTCTTCTAGCATTACGCTCTAGTCTAACTTCACGCATGAATGCAGCTTTGTGAGATTCCTCTACAGTATTAGATGTAGGGCGCTTACTACCACGTTTAATAGCATAAGCATGTAAGTCTCTACTTATTCCGTTTAGCTTAGACATAGACTTAGCCTCAAATAATTCCTTTAAGGCAGAAGCAGTAGGTATACCAGCTCGGTTATAACCATTAGCAGAAGCGAATATAACATTACCTATCTTGTTTATAACAGGAGAAGTAGTTTTATGCATTCTTGCTGCCATACTAGTACCAGTAACCTTACTAACAAAAGCATTATTAGATACTTTATAGAACCACGTATCCTTTACTTCTTCTTTATCTAATTCAAAAGTATTGTTATCACGCCATTCTTGAGCCTCTTTAATTATCTCAGCACTCTCGCCTTGTATCTCATCGCCCTTAGCATCTAACATAGGAGTAGCCTCATCAACCTCTAGCTTACTGCCAGGGACCTGTGAAGCACCTACAGAAGAGTTCTGTACGTTAAATGAAGCAGTATTAACACCATCTAAAGCTGATTCATCAACCTCAGGGTTAGCATCTAAACTCTCATCACCTCTATCTAGTCTATCTATATAGTCTTGTGATATCTTACCTACTTCTTCGTCTATAACGTCAGTAACAGTATCATCTAGCTTTTGGTTAAATTTAGATACAGCTTTTCTGTTAGCATCTACAACAGCACCACCAGCATTAGTCATACCAGATAATCCACCACCTAAAACCATACCAGCCATTAGGCCGAATGAAGTGGCTATAACAGCTTCGTCATATCCTGAACCTACTTTAGAGTAAGCTTCACCTACACCAAATACAGCACCAGCTTTAGCACCTTCAAAGGAACCAGATATAACGTCATCTCTGAAGTTAGCTAGTCTACCTCTGTCAGTAATCTTTTTAGCTTTCTTAGATAACTTACCAGCCTTAGCAACATTACCCTTACTTCTAGCTTTTTCAGCCTTAGCTAATACGCTAGTTAACTTATAAGCTTTATTAGTTCCGAATGTTACACCTGTTAATGCTATATCAGCATCTACTAACTGTACTCCAAATCTAGTTGCTGCGTATCCATCTTGTTGTTGTATCAAGTTTACTATATTCATATCCTCTATAGCACGCTCTTTCTTACGCTCAGCAGCAGCTAAGTTAGGTGAATCTAGTATATCAGGTACATAACGAGCATCTACGCCCTCAGTAAGCGCCTCATAGTGCTCTGAAGGTACAAACATCTCATCCTTACCCTCAGCAGTCTTACCGAAGTATATAGCACCTATCATGCCCATAGCGTCTTCTACGAAGTCACCTACGCCGCGTAGTACCATACCTGCCTGTGCAGATGGACTAGTATAATCAAAGGAATTAACATCCTCCCCTAGTACAACGTTAGCAGCAGCATCAAATGTTTGCCTAACATAGTCAGTACCCTTTTCTTCTTTAGATAGGTTATAAGGCTTACCTTCTGTAGCAGCCATAGTCCCTACAGTACCTAAATGGTTCTGGCTCCACGCCATCTTGACGTTATCTTCAAATCCTCTCTGAGCATCGTTACGTTCCTTTATAGAAGCGTTTAGCATCTCTTGAGTCAATTCAGATTTAGTATTTTCATTCTTGTCAGCTATACCTTTGGAGGTACTACTGACTAGTTCGTTTAAATAAGACATATTGCCCTCCTGGTTAATTAAAAAAAAATATATAAAAAATATGGGGGCCTAAGCCCCCACTAATTGTTAGTCGGATTGTTTCTTCTCGATATTCTCATATCCGAAGTCACCGATATCTTTGTAACTAATTGTACCTACAAATTCTAGTTGTTCTGGATTACCTGTATAATCTATTCCTACAGGAACATTATATATCCGTACTCCCTTCCCATCGAATGAGCTTTGTAGTATTGGTTCACGCATACCTAGTTGAGAGAAATCCATATCCATTTGACTCTGACTAGTATCATTATAAGTCTTCATGAACTTATTAAGGATTCCACCTGTAAAGGTTAAATTCTTCTTATCCGTTAATTGATGATACGGGTTAGTCTTAGTTATAGTCTTACCATCTTCACCTATCAAAGGTTTACCAGTCTCTGTATCTAATACATCAACTGTTGGCCCAGCATGGGCCATAGAAGCAAGATAAGAATATATATATGCACTAGAAGATGCTTTAGTGGTTACATTTCTGTCACCATGCATTTGATTCATTATTGATTGTCCTCTGGCATTAGGATTAACTAAAACCTGTTCGCCAATTACAATAGTGTTGTCTGCTATCTGTCTCCTAGCATAATCTTCTAACTGTTCTTTAGATACCCTACCATCTCGCTGCTTATAGAATTCATTAAGCTTAGCTACTAATGGACCATCTATGTAGCTACGTAATGGACCGTCCGCATCGCTAATTGCTTTACGAACTACCCTACGTTTCTTAGTAGTCATACCCCAACCGATACGGTTAACTGTCTTACCAGTAGTAGGGTCTTTATAAGTATCCCTATTCCACAGGCCGTCAGCAATACGGTTGTTATCTAGCATACGTTTGATGTTAGATACAAGCCCTGTTTGACCAGCTTCACTATATGGCGCACCATTGTTTAAGTCTATTAAAGTAGCTTCAGCAGCAAGAGCACCAGTAGCAGCTACATTCCCAGGAGCCACAGATTCTAAAGCTTTAGAACGCATGAATGGATTAGCAAGGTCAGTAGCTTTAATTCTCTCTAACTCTTCTGCAATTATACCTTCATCTATATTATTTATATTCTCACCATACTTTTGCCTAAGTACAGTAGATAACCTATGAGCAGTTGTTCTAGCATTATCATCCTTATATAGTAGACCCGCACTTCCAGTAGTTTCAGTGTCAAAGTCAGCTTTTATAAACTGAGTCATGTTCTTTATAACGTCAGCGTTAGGCTGTTTATCAGTGTTATTAAGATAATTATTTAAAGGGTCACTACTATCAAAATCAGAAGGGACGTGTCCAAACTGATTAATGAGTTCATTCATAGGAAGACCTTCCTCAGCTAGATTACTAAACGCTTGCTTAGTATCCGCTTCGAATGCAGGAGTAGTTATTTTACCTTTAGACCTAGCCTCTTCAATACCTTTTTCTATATTAAACACCTTCAAGTCATTAGCAGCTTGTAAGGTTTGACGTGTACTAGATATCTGACTAGCGAACTGATGCTTATTTATAAACTCAGTTGGAACACCATACCTAGATAATATAGACATAGCTTCAGAATTAAGGTTACGTTGCATCGTAAGTAAAGTATCTTCATCAAATAACTTACCATCTCTAGTAGCATTCTGTACCCGAACTTTCCACTTATTTATTGCATCTTGTACTTCTGCTTGTGCCTTAGATTCTGATTGTTTATACCTAGCTAAGTTCTTATCGTTACTGTCATCGAGTAGTATTTGTATACCCTCTTGTAACCTTTCTGGAACATCCTTTACGAAGTCTGCATTAGCTGCCTCAGCTAGTATATTACTAGCATCTTCTGGACTTAAGCCGTTATGCTTCATGTCATGTTTTACTGTACCTTGTACTATTTTCCAATTAGCCATAGCTTTGGTTTCTGCAGCTTCATTGGCTTCAGTTATGTTCTTTTCTACAACATCTAAACTCTGTTGCTGCGAACGTGCCTGAGCACCAGTATCTTTATTATATAAAGCAACAGCTTCATTATAATATTCACCCTGTGGAGTAGAACCTTCTTCTATCCATTTGTTAGCAGCCTCAACTCCATGTAGTGTAGCTATAATAGCAGCAGTAGTATTATCATTATCAGGACCAGTGTCTATATTTAAACCACCTGAGCCATCTAGAAGACTCTCTAGTATACCTATAGTTTCAGTTGTAGTTTTACCTGGGGCTAATATATTAGCATCCTCTGCTAGTATATGTGCCTGTCCAGTATAGTTATTACCTTTAATGAAATTATCCATTTTAGCAGTAAGCTGTTTGTTATCTAATGTATTCCTTAGAACTACATTTTCTACAGCCGTCCCTTGAAGAGCACCTTCAAAAATAATCTCCTTAGCACGATAGAACCTACTTAAGTCATCATAATATTCACCGACTGAGTAAGAGTTAATAGACTTACTAGAACGTTTAGCGTGTATAGCTGATAACTCAGTATTAGATTTAGAATCTAGGTTACTGATTGCTCTGTTCTGCTGTACCCTAAAATTATTATTAAGGTTCTGTCTTACTTGAACAGGTAAATCTTTAAACCTAGAACTCTTTAAAACAGAGCGATATAAATCTACATTACCGTCCATAAGACTTTTATTAATTACCTCAGACAGTATAGACTGTTGGTCACGCTTAGAGAATACACCACCGAACTCTTCGTTCTCATCTAATATAGATTCAATCTCAGACACCTCTAATTCGTCAGGACCAAAAGATGATAGTAAATGGTTTTCAAGACCTTTCCTAGTTTCGTTTAACTTGTACTCAGTATTTAACTTAGTATGATTCTGAATAACATTAGGTAAACTCTTAGTGTAAGAATCATGTACCATTGCACCTACTGCAGGGTCTAGCCCATCAATAGTACTTTTGTACTTCTCAGCTAAATGCATATTTAATTCTTCAGAGTCTAGTTCAAAGCCTTTATTAAGTACAAAGTCTAAAGCATCTTGAGTCATGTTAGCAGCTTCTGTCTTAGCCTGTAAAGCTCTGAAGCCATTTATCTTAAACTTATCACCACTAACCTCTACATCCTCAAATGCAGTACCAGCTATATATGCAGCCTCACCTGCAAACTTAGCAGTTGCTTTTTCTTTCTGTATATAAGCATTAGCTAGTTTAGTACCAAACTTTGATACAGCTCCTATGGCATTCATAGTAGCATTATTTGTCATTTCACCCATTTGAGTTCCTGGTGAGAATGAAGCAGCCTTATTACTAACGCTAACTCTATTCGTTTCTTCAGGACTACCCAACTGGCTTTTCTGTTCATCTCTCCTACTGTTACCGTAAGCCATATGAAACTCCTTTAATTAATTATTTTTTATCATAGAACCTAGAGAATAAGTTTCCTACTAGTCCTTGGTCTGCTGAACTATTAGCATCAAATTTATTATCAAAATAAGATTCACCAACTGCAGTTCCCATGTTTAGTAGTAATGAGCCTATACCAGGACTAGATATTTGTGTTCTATCTTCGCCTACTATTTGACCTACATTAACATTACGTCTAGATTGACCTACACTTCTAAATTGAGCTGAGGTATTTTCCATGCGTCTAGCTTGAGTAAGCATAGAGTTACGTTGTAGTCCTCTCATAACAGCAGATACTGAGCCTCCAGTTACACCAGAAGCTGCAGCACCTACTTTAGCCATAGCTTGTTCTTGCATTGTCTTGAGCTGAATGCTCTTACTAGCATCTCTATTAGCGTTACGGATATCTATCTCTTGTAACTCTAATTGATTGCGTTGTAAGTTAGCATTCAAAGCTCTAATAGCATTACCATGCCTTTGGTTTTCTCGTTTGTGTTTGGCCTGTTCTCTAGCAGCCATGTGGCCGAATATAGCTGAACCTACGCCGATAGCAGCTTGTGCCATTTGTATTGACATTACGTCCTCCTTCTTCCACCTCTAGACTGACCTACCCATTCAATCTCATTGATTGTAATAGGTACACCACCATTGGCATTAATTGTTAATTCAGAAATATCTGATTGCTCTCTAAAAGGAACATCAAAACTTCCACTCTTTATTCCAGACCCTGTGGGGTCATCTGGGTCATAGGCTAAGCCTACACCTGTATTAGATAACGTCTTTATAGAAGTTATTTGTGCAGAGGCATTCCTGTACTTACTACCTACGGTAGCAGTCATAGGACCACTGTTATTAAAATGAACTATAAACCTAGATACAATTAATCTAACGAAACGCATAACTATATTGTTCCTGTCTCTTACGAAAGGCATAGTAGGTTTGAATGTAGATTGTATATCATAGCCTGCATATAAAGTAGAATTCTTAGGTACAGTAGCAATAGGGAACCTATACTCATACCACTTAGAATCACCATTAGCATATAAATCAACAGTACTAGGTACTGGAGCTAGATGTTCTGCAAGTTGTCCTGGGTTAGCACAGCCTGGGCCTTGCCTAATAATTAAATTATCATCTAAGAATTGATAAGCAGAATACTCGTAACCATCTGAGTCTATGTAGTTAGGTAAGTTAGTTCTACCCATACTAAATCCAACAGTTCCATCACCATTGTATGCTTCATAACAATCTAATGCTAATGAATAACCTAGATTACCTGTTTCAGGACTATCTAAGTCTAGTACTACTTGACATACTTCGCCTTGAGTCTGTTCACCACTTGCGTAGTGTAACACGTATAACTTATTCTTATCGAAGTTATAGTTGATTATACCACCAGGGAATTCCCATTTAAACCATGAAGATTGTATCTTCTTTTGACCATCCCATAACTGTTTGTATCCGTATAGTGTCCAGTTGTTAGCATCACAGCGAATAAGTAATGTATCTGCAGTATCTGAATACTTCATCTGTTCTATATTACCTAATAAAAGTTTAGGTACACTGGCTGTAAGAGATACAGCTTGATTAGAATCAACATCACCAGATGTATAGAATTCTTTAACACCACCGTACTCACCTATTGAATAAGGAAACATAATTGTTCTACCTGTAGCTACAGGACGTACACCGTCTTGTATATCATAAGCTGTTGTCTGTACTACAGAAGCATTAGCTGATGTTAAAGCACTACCACCCTGAACAAGAAATTGTACTCTATCTCCAAATAGTATTAAGTCCCTATCAAAGGGTACTATATATAAGAGACTGAATTCATCAGCAGTTGTTGATATTATTTCTATTGGGTCAGTTGCTAATTCAGCTACAGCTGAGTTCTTAAAGAAGTCTGTTGGTTCATTAGTAACAGAGAAGTTAGTAACAGGTCCTGCTACAGTAACTAGTCTTGATTGGAAACCACTTATATCTTTTATAACTTTACCTACGAATGCTGGTGCAGGATTACTTTCCTCATCACCAGTACGTCTAGGAGTCCATTCAGCTACGTCTATAGACATAACTAAACCATTAGCAGATGGAGTAATTCTCATTGGCATAGTAGTAGCATCTAAAGCAGCTGGCTCAGATACATTGTACCACTCACGCCAAACACCTTCATCACCGAAGCCACCACCTACTGTATTAGTAAAGTTAGATTCAAACCTCATATAGAAGTCATCTGCTTTACCGTCTAATCCTTTAACAAGTACAAGTGTACCATGCGGAGCAGTATCAGCTAACTTATCTGTATTCTTAGCTACATTACTTGACTCTACTAGTGTAACACCACCTTCGCCATCTTCTGTAGTTATAGTTATTCCTGGTAATCCCCTTATACTTATAACTGAACCACTTACTGCTGTTGAACCACCTAGTGCAGCAGCACCAGTTGATAAGGAATTCCTTAACTGTGTAGCAATATAATCAGAAGTAGTCTGGGCAGCATGTCCTGCTGCTGTTCCATCAGGTGTAGTATATGTTCCTACAAAGCTACCTGCATCACAGTCAACATTAACTGTATAAGTATGTGAGAACTGTCCACCTAAAGAAGTTACTAGTCCTACGTCTTTTACTACTTCAGCTTCTTGAGCTGCAATAGTAGCAGGACTGTTATCCATAGCTATAACTTTATTTCTATTTAATATATAAGCAACAGTTTCTTCACCATTGTCATAAACATATATAGCTAAGTCTTCTAACGTATCATCTATGTAATCCTCAGCAGCTTGTGTTAAGTTTGTTGTTAGAACTACACCATCTTGGTTAAGCATCTCTATACCAAACTTACTTATACCTACTTGATAAACATTACCTTCTAATGTAAAACTATAGAACTTACCTGTAGTCCTAAATCCTGTGTATACAGTAGCGGGTCCTGTTGCACCAGGTTTATATATTATAACTTGTTCTGTACCCTTCTCTACTACTCCGAGTAGTTTAGAACCAGGTCTAGTTTTTATTCCTTCTACAACGTCTGACATCAAGTTAACTTGTTCTGTTACTTTACCATCGCGTCTTATGTGAGGAGGCTGCTGGCTAATACCCTGAAGCATACTTCCTAATGTATTTGTATCAGCCATTAAAGCCTCCTAGCTAGTTGAAAATATTGATTTGACTCCGCCTGAACCAGCTGAGCCACCTATATGTTGATAGTTAGATGGACGCGGTGTAAAGAAACTTCTTCCTGAGCCTGAGGCAAAGAAATTGATATCCATACGGGCAATGTTAACTACGTTAAGGTCTATCTCAGCTTGCATAGCTTTCTGACCATATACGTTAAGTTTCATCTGACCACCGTCTTCATCTGCATAGAATCTGAATCTACATTCTGCACGTAAGAATTTAATAAACTCTTTAGGCATGTCTTGTAATTCTAATTCTCTATGGACGTAACACTCTACATCCTTATTTATTATATCAGTACGTTTATCTACATTATATAAATAACCATTACGTACTGCAAAGTTACTACCATCAGTAGGGTCTGCAGAAACAGTATTAGTTGGTACTGGTACTTTACCATCAGTAGTCTGAGATAAAGTTTCTATTCCATTGTTAAACCATAATGGTTTACTTGAGAAGTCTTCTATGACTTCAGTTATTATAGCATCAGCAGTTATGTAATCAGGATGTGATACGTCCTCTCCAGCTAAGGGAGAAGAACCTATAGTTCTGAGCATACTGTTGATTAAGCTTAGTCTAATATTAGCATTAGTAGCCATAGTCTTACCTTTCTTTTCTGTTATAAAGGTACATTAAGTAGGCGGAGAGCTTCCTAAATAATGTACCCATATAATAGAAAAAGGCCCCCCTCAGTTAAGAGGAGAGCCTAATTAATTCTAGTCGAATGAACGGACTACGCGAGCGCAATCAGGTCTGTCATAGTTAACACCGAATGCTAAGTATGAATCGATGAACCACTGAAGTTCTTTGTCGTCGTAATATACCTTAGAAGTTAAAGGAATAGTTTCGGCAGCAAATAGAGCTTTAGGATGCATGATGATAGCTTTAGTCTTAGCTTCTGCAGACGATACGTCATAGAAGTTAGAGTTCTTGCTGTCAGACATAACGTGTCCAGTGATAGCAGCAGTTGGGATACGTGTAGTAGATACGATTGGAACACCTTTAAGTGTCTTGAATGTACCGTTAGCGAAGTCACCATTGTCGCTTGAGAAGTCTCTGCTAAGAAGCTTGTCATTGTTCAATAGAACGTCCTGATAAGTTGGACGTACGAATACAACACACTCTTCGATATCGATTTCTTCTTCTTCCATAGCTGTGATTTGTGCAGCGATGTACTCATAGAACTTAGTTGGGTCTAGGTCGTCGCCAGAAGCAGCCATTGTTGAAGTTGAACCAGCACCGAATGCGCCGTTGTAGTTAGAACCGTCAGCGTCTACAGGAGCTGAAGCAGCAGCACCTTTGATAGCAGCGATGATGTGAGCTTGGTCAAATAATTTACCAAGTTCTTTACCGTGGTCTTTACCTAATTCCATACGAGCATTGAAGTCAGTTTGGAATTCGTTAAGAAGGTCTCTGTTGTCTCTAGCAAGAGAGATTGTGTCAACAGTAACGCCTGTACGTCCGAATGCAGTTGGAGCTGCATCAGGTCTTACGCCAGCGACGACTTTCTTTATTTGTGTACGTCCTACGCGACGTTTAATTTTTGTATCTGTACCTTGGAGGTTATCGATGTTTACGAAACCGCGCATGATAGATGATTTAGCGAATTGTGAATCCACTGCACCTGCATACTCTTCAATCATTTCAGAGTTAGCTTGAGCACTCAAGTGTGTTGAGTCTGTTGGTAATGCCATTTTATTTTCCTTAATTGTTTACGGGATTATTCCCAGTTAATATAGATGAGTTATATTCCAGCTTTACGGCCTCTAGCGCGAGCAGCTTTAATACTTGTTGTATCCTCACCTTTTCTACTTGCCATAGCCATTCTAGAGTAATACTCTTTAGCGGTTATAGCTTCGGACTGGGTTTCAGTATCAACATCAGGGTCGATTCGGTTTGTGTCCGTAATTTGTGTATTGCCTGAATCGGCATTATATTTATTTAATAGTTCAGTAGCTGCGAACCTAGCTTTAGCACCACCTGATGCTAATAGTTCATTGTACTCAGCTTTATCTGAATCAGATATGCTAGAAGTATCTACCCAGTTTTGAACTGCTATCCAGTTATCACTGCCACCAACGGCTTCATTAACTGTCTTAGCTATTTCAATATTCTTAGCAGCTATCTCAGTAGCAAATGCAGAAGCACCTGTCATGATTATAGTTGCATTAGCTTCACCTACTAATTTAGTAAGTTCTGCTTTATCTATCTTAGACATATCGTTATCACGAACTGCCTCAAACAATAAAGCCTTAGCCTGGTCTGGAGTACCACCTGCATTCTGAATAAGTCTAAGTACGCTATTGCCTACCTCACTATTAGTGTCTCCCCAAGCTTCTACATCTAACTCAGCTTCAGATTCCTCTACGGTATCCTCTACCTTATCAGCATCAGCTTCAGGGTCTACAGGTTTCTCAGCAGCTTCTTCTTCACTGACAGCCTTTACAGGCTCTTCAGATACCTCTACAGGTACTTCTTCCGAAACTACTTCTTCTACTACTTCTTTTACTTCTTCAGTCATAATACTCTCCTATTGTTGTTGACTGTCAATTTCTGCTTTACCAGCGTGCTGTGCTACAGCTGCACCAGTATCTATCTCAGCCTGTCTACCAGCAGCAGCTAATTCTTGCTCTTGCATGGCTTGCAGTTCCTGAGGTGTGTTTAAGAAGTCAGCCATAGCCACTCCTCTATTAGTAAATATAAATTGTCCGAATCTAGTCGGGTTGAATATAGAACGTATCTCTTCAGGAACAGCTTCTAACATCTGTAAGTCAGTTATAGCTAACCTAAGATTATCAATCTGTCCTTCTCTAGATAATGACTCTAGACCTGTAGTAACTAATACTTCAAAAGCATCTCCTAGTTTACCTACATCACCAACATCCATTGTAGAAAGCACATAGTCAGCTTCCTTCTGTTGCCATTGTAGAGCTAGTTGAGAATATAGTCCACCGAATGAACTCTCTAATTCTCTAGCTACTAGTCTTATCTCTTCAGCAGTAACACGTTCAGCATCACGCACATTAGATAATAAGAATACTCTTGATAAGTCACCTTCCCACTTAGCTACTATATTCGCTATGGTATCTAAGTCACCTCTTAGGTTAATCTCAGGGACAGCTATGTCCTCTGCATTACCTGCGAAGTAAGACCCGCGCTGTGCATTATTAAGTTCTCTTAGTTGTAAACCAAGGGCAGACCCTGGTCTAACAAAGAATTTAATATCAGCTGCAATAGCTACCATGTCTGTAAGAGCCTCTGTAGTTACATCTAGCTTATGGAATGTAGTAGAGTTATCTTCTACTAGTCCTGTAGCATAATGAAATCCAGACGGTAAGTTCCATGCTAATGGTAGTAAGTCAAAGTCCTTCATAGCGTACTTAACTTGTTTACCTATAGCTACACCTTCAACCTCTTGCTTAAAGCACCATCGCTTATCTGCATCTAGTTTATAATGTGACAATAGTTCCATCTTATCGTTATCTTTAGCCTTAGGATGAATCTCTTTTATAGCAGCTTGCATCTTAGGGTCAAAGGTACATAACTTCTTACGGTCATATAATATAACTTCGATAGGGTTTCCTTCTATGTCTCTACGTATTCCATAACGGTCTACAGAGTACAGTATTCTTTTACCAGATGGCATACGTCTTAGTAATGCATTACCTGTTATGATAAGATGCTTACAAGCTTCGATAGCTACTGGTCTGTATTCAACAAGCCTTAAGGCTCTGATAGCTTCTTCTTCAATTCTAGAAGTAGCTTCTCTTATTTGTTCTTTTATGATAGCAGCTTGGTCTTCACCATTCTCTTCTATCAATGCTGTTTTAGTTTTAGGTGTAGGGGCTACAGTAAAGAAAGGTCTAGATAACGGGAATAATACATCTACTATTCTATTAGATAAATGATTAACCCATTTAGCACCCATCATAACAGAGCCTTTAGTCATCTCTGTATTCTGCATATGCTCTTCTCTATCAGCACGTAGTATATTAGCTAGAGTCCATCTAGCATAAGCCTCACTGCGTTCTAATAAGTCACCCTTCTCTTGTTCCATTGCAGTCCATATTGAACCGATGTTTCCTTTAGGTGTGTTACCGTAGTTACTCATAGTAGCCTCATTGCGTTACGACTTCCTACGAAATCACTTGAACCAAAACCACCTAGACTAGGTATACGTGCGGGTCCTGGACCTGTCGTAGGTCCTTGACCAGGTTTTCTTTTTAGTAGTGTTCTACCACCCTTAGCTGCACCGAAAACTATATCAGCACCTGTTTCTTCTTGTGTCTCATTCAGAGCAGCAGCTTCAATAGCTCTTGTCTCTGCCTCTGCATTTGATTTCTCTGCAGCTTTCCTAGACTTCTTAGCCTGATTAGCTGCTAGTATTCCACTTACGATTGACATTACGTCCTCCTTAGTTCGAGATTATAAGATGTTTCACTAGCTACGAAGCCCTTACGCTCTAGTAATTTACCTATACGGTAGTCACTATTACTTAAAGTACTTAATACTATTGCATCAACATCTAATTGCTTAGCCTCATTCATAAATGATTTAAGTAATCTTAAACCAGTCATGTTTCCGCCCTTAGCGTACCAACCTATTTCTAGTAGTAGGGTTCTGCTTCTGAAGGGGTCTGTGTAGGTCATACCTACGATAGCCCCTACTTCATTACAAAACACTACACCTGTCTCAATTAGATTGAGTAGAGTAGCACGCGCTCTTGTTTCATCTATACTTGGTAAACCATGTTCATCATTAAACACCGTTGCGATATCTAATATATGGTCTACGTCTGATACTAAGGCCCTTCGTACCACGGATACCTCCCTAATACTTCTGACAATGCAGCTCTTAATTCAGCTTTAGCATGTTCAGAACCTATACCAAACTCACCGTCATCCTTTTGTAAGGTACGTGGTGCAGTCATAAATGTGAGGATACGTCTAACCTTTTGGCTTACGTGTCCATCTGTAGTTCTTTGTTCAATTTTCATTATACATCCTTCTGAGGGTTTTCAATTAGGAAGATTAAATCTTCACCTAAAAGTTCTTTTAGTTCAGTCGGTATATCTGCACCATAGGCTACAAAGCCAATGGCTGTCTTTACCCTTTCGGTATCAGACAATTCTTTATAAGACATATTATGTCTCCTTATCTTGTGAGGTTAAATCATTAAAAAATGCTTTATCCCTCTATAGTGAAGCGTTAAGCGTTTTAACCAAAAAAGTATTCAGAGTGAAGCACTTGAGTAACTTCTAAGTTACCTCTGGGAGGTATCTCAGGTAGTATTATATCTCCTGCTTCTTCATGCACTCTCTTGAAATCTTCTAGTATACTGGTGTACGAATGTAGAGCAACAAACTGCTCTCTTATATGTTTATGTAACTTACCTGCATACCTAGCTGGTACACCGAAATCATCATGAATCATTGCGAAGTTATCTATACCATCATCAGCACAAGCATTAATAACCATCATCATATGACATGCGTCTACATGATGTACTAGGTTAGGACTACTGCCCTGACGTTGCTTACGGCTATCTAAGTCACCTGTAAAAGTAGCAACTCTTAGTTGTAAGCTTCCACCTATTTGAGTACGTATCTGTTTAGATGTATACTTTTGGCTGGCTTGTAGTACAGGGAATCCTAAAGGACTATAGTACTTGAGTGGTATATTCTTTCTAGCTAGTATAGTTGAACACTCTTGTATCCAATCCATTGCAGCCCTAGCTGCTATAACTACCTCATTTATAGATGACCATAATAATGGGTTAAGGTATATAGAATGTTTGAATAATGTATTCTTATCAAACTTACCTACTAAGTTCTCTTGTATGTAAGTATATATACTAGCAGTACATGCTTGTTGAGTTGAACCATACGGCAATGTCATAACAGGTTTCTTAGGTAGTTTACGTGACATACCTTTAGGACCTAAAGCTTTTATCCAATTTAAAGCAGGGGCTTCCCCTAACTTAGCTCTCTCTAATAGCTTAGCATAACACACGTCAGCAACATCTTGATAGATATCAGCTGGTAACTCGGTTGGCATTAGGTTAACTGACTTACCACCTACTTCATCAGACAATAATGCTGAGAAGTGTTGTAGTCCGTTGCAGCTACCATCTAATGCTACTGGTAAATGTGATATAAATTCTAATGGATTAGACATCTGTAATAATTCAGCTGCCTCAAATACCCATGCTAGGAATTGATAAGGTTTATCAGCATTAGCCCAAAAGCTTCTATTACTTATTGGGTCATTAGCACAATCTATAATAAGTTGTTTGTTATCATATACCCAGGCAGCTCTGTCTTCATAAGATACTTTATCGTTACCAAATTTATTAGCACCGTTAACTAAGAACCATTGTAAACCTTCTTTAGATTCAATTGGCTCTCCAGTAAAGAACTCTATTAATCCTTTAGAGTGGTCAGAACCTTGTGGAGTTAACCCAGACGATGCTGCATATACTCTGCCTCTGAAGTCACACTGGTAAACATACCAGAACTGCTCAACATCTTTCATGTCTGATGCTAGTCGCATGGTACGTACTACTGCTAAGTTTTTAGCAATGCGCTCTTTCTCCTGAGTATGTAACTCTCTTGTTATAGCTTTCCATTCTGCAAATGCTTTATATTCTACACTCTCTTTATTTAACTCAGATGTTATTTGAGATACATCTAAAGGACATTCTGGAAACTCATATGGCTCAGAGCGCGGCATCCCACAACCTAAGTTTTTAGTCCATACGTCTTCTATAACTTTCTTTACCTTAGTGTTAACTCTCCATCCAGTCTTTTGCATGGAGTTAACTGCTGTTATAACTTGAGGCATCTCTGCCTCAGCATACATAAGCTCTCTCTCTTTAGTCATGTGCTTAGTTTTAATTAAAGGTGTACGTCTACGTAAGTTAGGAGACCAAAAGCCTCCCTCAGTTACTGAAGTCCATTCAGCTGGTGGCCTTATACAAGGCATCCTATCAGGACTAGTTAACTCAACTATATCATTGTGTTTCTTAATCCAATCTAGACACGATGCAGTAGGTACAATAGAAGCTTGTCCTTTGTACTTTCCATTAGGCGGTGCATCTACACGTTCTACTAAGTCACATACTTCCATAAGTAAACTAAGTAGTAAAGCTCCGACACCTAAGCAATCATCTTCTGTCCATGACTGCCACTCTAAGCCCTTGTCCTGGCCCTTCTTAACTAATGTACGCCTCATATGTTTATAGTTACGTTGGTTCTTACGTTCCATGTCACGAACAAGTGACTCGTAATACAACGTATGTTCTGTCTCAAACTTAGTAAGTCTTAATTCATCCTCACATAGTCTACCGATGTTTACACATACTTTAGCTATACTAATCTTATCTTTAAATACTACACTAACTACAGTTCTTAATGCTATTATGGAACACTTATCCCCGTCAATAGCATCTAATAGTTTAGCGTATTTATTTCTACGTCTTCCTTCAGGGTGTTTACCCTCCAAATAGAGAGCAATCCTGTCAGATATATTTATAACATAGGAACGTAGTAACCTACTTCCTGCAGAAGTCTCGTGACCTCTGGACTGAGAGGCATCGGCTTGTATCCTACGGAATCTTTCAACTCCGCGAGTAGCCATGCTGTGTTCCCAGTCTAATTGCTCTTGTATTGTTTTCATTATTTGACTTTCTTTAAGTTAGCACGTTTAAGACGTGCCCTCTTATTACGTAGGTCACGTTTCTCTACTTCAGTTTTATGAGTACTATGTAGTATGTCTCCATGAGGTTTAGTTTCATGTCTGTCGTAATAAGTAAGTAAGTTAGCTAGAACTTCTTTACCCTTACCCTTAGACATGCGTCTCAATAGATTCCATACCTTACCTTCTAAACCATTACAGTTTATACATAATACATCACGTATAATACCTGTAGTATGGTCATGGTCTAGTGCAGGTCGCTTCTTAGAAGAAGCTTTACCTATACTAGATTCACATAAAGGACATTTGTAACCCTGCTGCTTTAGTAGGGCATCTCTTACGCCTTTAATTTGACTTGGTTTAATTCTCTCCATGCTCAAGCCCCTTGTTGTAAGACCTCACTGATGAAAGTATTGATAGTATCATCAGTACTACGGCGCATCCATAGGCTAACCATGTCACCATAAAGCGCAACGCCCCAAGTAGTAGGTTTATTATCCCTGTAATTAATCCATTCATGTTTACTCTCCCTATATAAATCTCTAACTATGTTATAACATTCTAAATCAGATTCAGCATCTTCTAATAGTTTATAAGTAGTAACAGCACCACACTTATGATTCTTATCGTTCAAATGATAAGAGGGTAAGCCAGCAATGTTGTCAGCACCATCACCCATTAAGCATTGTGCCCAAAAGAATTTAGTGCCTCTACCTGTAACCTTAGGAGACTTCTTACTCCTGTCTAATTCTATGTAACCAAATGTATCACCATCTAATGCCATAACTTGTTCATCTCTGTAGTCCCAGTAATATCCTGGGACCATATTCAAATCTTTATCCCTAGAACAAAGTACATGAAGCTCAGGACAATCGTTTTCAATCGCTTCATACATAGCTTGGCAAAGTAAATCATCTGCCTCCCTATCGAGTGCGACTCTACTAGGTAAAGCCTCTCCCATGAATGCTCTGATGTCATCAAGATGTTCAGGCTTAATTCTGTTCTTCCTATTACCTTGGTATTCCTTGGTAACTGCAGTAGTGGCCCGTCCTCCCTTAGTCGAGGCTGGCGGTGTGATATATAAAACATAGCTCTCAGCTCCTACTAATCGTGTTTGATATTCTACTATGGATATAACCTGCTCTTGCATCTCAGCAAATGTTCTGCGAGGTTTCAATCCGTCTAACTCATCTCTAGTTTCACACGCTACTTGATAAGCAGTGAAGTCAGCATCTATATGTGCTACTCTTCCTGGGACCTGAGCTGCGAAACTACTCAGGTCCTCTACATACGAGCTTAAGTCTAGAGCGGATAGCTCTTTAAGCATGCTATCCATATAACTAAGCGAGACCTAGTGCTGCAAGGGGGTCTACAGAGCCTTCTAAGCCCTCTGGAGAGACTTTTGGAGATTCTATGATAGAAGGTACATCAGGTACTTCTACAACCTCTGTACGAGGCTTAGAATCGTTATACGCTGCATCAGATACCTTCTTATCATTTAGTAAACCAGCTAATAAGTTATTATCTCTTAGTAGTGACTCTAAAGCAGAACCATTGAATGAACTAGCACCTAATAATTTGTACTGAACAAAGTTCTTAGATAACTCTACGTCAGCACCATTAATTTTCTTAGTATAAGTTCCATCAATGTAAATTGAATTCCATTGTGGGATACTAGGAGATGCTTGTAGTAGTAGTTGCATTGGAGTTACTGCTGTAGGTACTGGGACCTCAGTAGTTTCACCAGATACCGCACTAGTTTCGATTGGTGGAGTTACCATCCAACCATCTACTGCTGTATAGATGTTAGCATATTTTATTGAAGGGTCTTTCTTAGAAGCATTATGCTTAATCCGAATGATACAACCTTGACCAAGTAACTGAGCCATATGAGTAACAGGCTTGTCTTGTCTACGCATCTTGTTAAATAACTTAAAGTATTTAGCTCTCTCATTAGTAGATAACTTAATTGTTTCTCTGTGCATAGTTGGAACCAACTTCTCAGGCTCACCAGCTTTAGCTACATTCTTCATATAATTTTTACCATTAAGTTCCCATGTTAAAGTAACCATAGGTGCATCAGGCTTAGCTTCACCTTGCCAAGGTCTCTGTGGTAAGTAACCGAGTTCTACATAACCAACTAGTCTAGCAGTAGTAACACCTTCTGGTGCTATCTGTCTTACGAACTTAGTCTTCTGTACTGTCTGGTCTTCTAATGAACCAGCTTCTACCATTGATTGAATATTTTGTATTAGTGAATTTGTCATAATTTTCTCCTTATTAATGACTTAGTATTATTATTATTAATTTATTTTAGTTTACAATTATATTATAACATACACCCTAGGGTATATACTAGTATTATATATTAGTATTATATATATATCTTAATATAAAATTTATTGTATTAATCTTATTATTATTAGTATATAATATATCTTACTTATTCTTTTGAGGCAGGCATATTTGCTTCTATTCTCTATAGTGAAGCATTAAGCCTTTTACAAAAGTTTCTATTCTCTATAGTGAAGCATTAAGCATCCAAGTGATGTAAATCTAACATATTGTTACCTATTTCTACATCTACTGGGAAAGGTACTGGGCAATCTATATCAAAATGTTGTTTAAGGTATGTCGGAACACCTTCCATAATAACTTTAGCAGTTTTTAAGACTTCTTCGGATACAGATTCATCCATGTCAAACCATACACAGTCATGAACTGTATTGACTAATAATGCTTTACCATTCCAGTTATCCATCTTAACAAAGTATCTCCATAACTTACCTAAGACTATTTGAACTATCTCACCGCCTGTACCTTGTACTGGGTAGTTTTTAAGCTCAGGTGGACTAAAAGTATCTGTTATGCCTTTGTTTTTTAAGAAAGAAGGTGCATCATAGCTACGCCAAGAGTAAATAGTTCCCGTAGGAGATTGATACTCACCGCGTCTGAAAGCCCTGTAACCCATTAGGGGGTCTCTAAAACCTTGTGCAGTAGCAGTAACTTCTGCCTCTACGTCCGCATTAAATTGCAGTACTCCAGGGTATAGCTTATTCTCAGCCTCAATTAATTCTTCTACATCAGAAATTGACATACCCGTCGATAGTGCAATGGTATTTGCCCCTGCACCGTAGGTACGTTGGAAACTAAACTCTTTAGCACCTTGTCTACGGGGTTGCCAAGTAGAGTAGTTAGGGTCGTTCTCATCCTTACACCACTTCACAGCATCATTATAATCTATATCAAACTTAGCTGATACACGTTTACAATGAAAGTCTACGCGATTGATTAAGTCAGATACTAGCTGCTTATCATTGGTCAATAAACCTTGAACAACAACTTCTAGCTGTGAGTAATCTATCTCACCAACTTTGCCGTTAGGAAACCTAGAAACAAACATAGCTTTGACCCTTGAAGGTGCTTTAGGTATGTTTTGACAATTAGGATTAGAGCTAGATAATCTACTTGTAACTGTAGAAGTATGGTTAAGCATATGATGTAAAACATTATTTTCACCATTAACACATGTAAGCATACCCTTAGTATTACCGCTAGAATCAGTAGTAACATAATAAGTACCTATCTCTTTATCCAACCTAGTTTTCTCAGACAATGCCTTAAGAAAAGGTACGTCAGAGTTTTTACCTAACATAATCATTGTCTCAGAGTCAGTTGAGTATAAAGGATTACCTTTGCCATCAGTGTTCTTAGTCTTATCTGCTCCAACTGTCTCAGGATTAACATATCCATCTAGATTATAATATCTATCTTGATACTTAGTTTTGAGTTCGCCTTGAACAGATACATTCTTGAAACGTAATGCACCTTTGTTCTTACCAGATAAGAACTTATCTTGTACTTGATTACCTAGTTTATCAGGTTCAACAGCTACTCCACCAACTAATGGCCATTTCTCAACAGCTTTAAATCTTGCAAGCTTGCCTGTTTTGTCATCAAGATAAGTATCTTTCTCTCGGTATCTAATACATCCACCATATATAATAGCTGATTTACATACAGTAGATGACCACTTGAATCCAACCTTCTCAGGTATATCAGAAGTATAATTATACAGCTCATTAGAAGCTGTTATTAATTCTCTGTTAAGCCTAAGTAAGTCCTCTCTAGCTGTCTGAGTACATATCTTAAGGCCATTGTACTCCATCTCTGTAGTAGCCGCTAACCCATCCATACGTAATTTAATTGATGTAAGCATTCCCGCCTCTTGTGCAGACTTTAGCTGACCTAGAAATATTAGCTCAGTGTTGCCTATGTCACCAGAGTCCCTGTTCTCGGCCTCAGTACCTATCAGGTAGTCCTTAACCATGTCAGGGTCTATGTCGGATGTCTGTATACCAGCTTCCCACATAGCTTTCATACCATCAATCTTCTTACGACCTCCATAAGACTCAATGATAGCGTCCATAGAATTCATATGATACTTGCGTTGCATAGCGTTAAGTAAGTATTCAGCATATTGAGTACACCAGATGCTTCCACCACGCTTATAGAAAGCTTTTAGATAAGGATTACCTGCAGTCATTTCGTAAAGTAAATCAAACTTAATGTTATGACCTACTAAGACTGTAACATCTTCATCAATTACTAACCAGTTTTCCTTGTCAGTAGCTGTAAAGAACTTACATGATGCATTGTTATCACCTTGTTTTTTCCAACCCCGCGCAACAACGAAGTTTTCTTTTATAAAAGGATTTGCTGTTCTTTTATATTTCTTTGTTATTTGTGTCTCAGAGTCGAAAATTAAATACATATTAGTCCCTTTCAATTGTTACTTGTACGTCTACGTTGTTCTCTTTATAAAGAGCTACGATATCATCTGCAATATCTTGCATCTGTCTATTAGTTATGTAGTCTTCATATTTCTCAGTAGTCATGGTAGTACCCTCTACTGAATTTATTACCTTAAGTGTTACCATTAATTCTCACCTTGTATTGTTACTTTGAATTCAGACGGGCCATATTCTTCTTCAATCTCTCTCTTGATTATAAGAATTTTCATCTCAAGATTAAGAACGTCTGAGTCAACAGCATATCTGATTGTATCTTTTGTTTCTATGTCGGCTATAAAGACAATGTCCTTATAACCATTAATATTATTCATCATGTAATCATAAGTATCCATTTATGACTCTCCTATGTGACCGAGTTGAATTGCGAATGAATCGAAGATAGTAGTACGTCTGTTATCTTCTCTCTTAACGTGAGCGAACATAATTTGAGCAGGCTCACCATCGTATCCTGCAATGCCACTATACTCTTCACCCTTGCGACTATCTCCAAAGAATGCACCATTAACTACATACCTATTGTTATTGAACTGACAGATGTTATGTTTGTCACCCATTCTAAACAGAGTGATATATGTTTTTAATTGGTCAGTTCTTTTAGCCAAATGGTTCTTCATCTGAGTATAACCAGCTCCAACACCCACACCATGTTCATATAAAACCTTAGTACCGTAGATATCATGGACGTGAAACGCTCCCTCAGGTATAACAAACTCAGCATCTATATTAGATAGCTCAGTCATACTCTTTAAGGCGTGATACAAGGGCCATGATAACTGTTCTTTGCCAGGGTTGAACATAAACAATCCATGTCCGTCCCAGTCATGATTACCTGTGATACATATAACTGTAAGCTTAGCGCCCACCTCAGCTAGTCTACGAATAACTAAGTTATATATTATATCAATACTCTGCTTTATTTGGTCAGCTGTCCCAATGTCACAAGCCCTAGCAGACTGTAAACCATGTTTCTTATCAGATTCAATAATGTCACCTAACAATGCTAATGTTATACCATCAATCTTGTAGCCTAAACGTTTGTATTGTTCGATACGCTCCATTACGACCTCTGACCATTCATTAACTCGGTTGTACGCCACTTTTGAATTATAGCCTCCCATTAACTTACCAATCTGTAAATCAGAGAAAAGTAACTCAATAGTTATTCCCTTACCTGTACCAGCATTAGCTTTAATCTTAATAGGGCCTAGAAGCCTCTTAGACGCCTGCTGACAAGCATTTTGGATATCTATGAGTACTTGCTCCTTTGTAATTGCAACGCTCTCAGCGGCCTTTATAGAGCGTCTTAGACTACTGTTAACAAGTTGCAATCGTCTGTTAGTTTTCTGTAATGAGAAGTTATCTGATACTTCAGTTAAGTCTGCCTCAGGGTCAATCCAAGTCTGCAAGTTTTGTCTGCTTACCTTAGACATCTCACCAGTCTTAATATAGTTAGCATAAGTATGATTAAGAAGCTTAGCCGCCTCTGTTAAATTACCATGACTGCTTTTAACAGCACTGGATATTTGTTCGTCAGTCCAATCTATTCGTTTACCCATTGTATTCTCCTAATTTAATGAAGCTGATTCGATAGGTAAGTCTTCGAATCTAGCTATTTGTGGTTTAAACGCTACTGACGCTCTTGGACATGCTTGTGCACCCTCACGTCGTAGCTTATTCTTTGGTAGTCCTAAGTATCTATAGCCCTCATATTCAGGAGAGTTAAGTGCGCCAATCATTAACTGAAAGTCACAAGCACCTTGCTTACCTGTTTTAGAGTCCTTAAGCATTCCTAGAGACGGGAATGACAAGTTGTCACCCTCATTACTAATCTGTGATGTAGCTAATCCAACAGCGTCGTACTTAACACTTATCTCCCTAGCCCAAGAGTACATTTCCTCAAGTGCTAAGTCAGTCCTAGCTTCACCTCCAAATCCCCGTATCTTATCTATCATGTCATATACTACTATAGCAGGATTGTTAGCGCGAATTAAATTTTCTACCGCATAGGTATCCTGTCCATGTATATCAACAATTCTAATTTTATAAGGGTCATTAGATTTGATTGCATTCATGTAAGCTTGCATAGGGTTGGACATTGCTCTGATATCAGATACTTGTTTACCCAGTGCCGCTTGTACTAGTCTAAGGAATATTCTATCTCCTCTACCTTCATTGTTTAACCATAATATGGTTTTGTCTTCAGGGATTTGAGTAGCCATGTGAGTTAGCTCTGATGCTAGGAAAGTAGTTTTCCCTTTATCAGGTCTACCTGCTATGATACCAAAGTCCCCTGCCCTAAGTCCACGTTGGGATTGTCTGAGAGAACTCAATCTCCAGTGATACCCTGCCGTTTCTTTACTCTCTTCTAACAGTTCATTGAGGTCAGGTCTTAAGTAATCTAGAGATTTAATATCACTATCTCTCTCAAACTCATCTGATACTTGCCTCAATTCTGCATGTAGATTAGGAACATCTCCAGAGTCCCATTTATCTATTAAGTTAGCTATGTCAGTCCCCATACGTAATTCTAATAAAGAACGCATGACCCCCGACTTCTCCTCTTCTGAAACATCGTTAACTATATGAGATATTATATTCTCATAAGCTTGCCTTGTCTCAGATGCCATCTCTGGATTTTCTGCTCTAAAGATAGTTAATAGCTTAGCCGCGTCAACACTCTTAGCCTCAGGGCAATTAGTGAAGTAAGTTTGGTAAGCTTTTAGTATCTGTATAGTTTGGGGGTCTAAAGCCTTATTAGGTATCCTACCTTTAATTCTATAGAACTCGCCCCTATACTTAAGCATTTGTAATAATGTTAAATCTATCATATTTTACCTATTAAGCATGGCAGACATTAAGCATCTGGCTTGCTCCCTTAATTGTTCTAAGTCACCATTGTTGTTTATAACAAAGTCATGGTCTGATTTCTTAACTGTTAGCCAAGGTTCAGGGTTATAGTTACTAATCCGTCTATTAGCTTCAACCCAGACAGTAGCGTCAAAGTATTTCTTAAGTCGCTTGAACTCAGGCAGTCTACGTAGTCCTACGCGTAAGTCCCCGCCATCTAAGCATTCAAATGTAAGTCGTTCGCAACCGTACTCTTCAATATAATCATTCCAGAATTCTCTCCTGTTAACTCTGTCTTCATAACATCGCTTAGCTTGTTCTTCAAATGAGCACTTACCATACCATTGATATGGAAGCATTCTAATCATGTCTCTAGCTATAATCATAGAAGCATCTTTCTTTTTAAAGTTATATTCCTTAACAAGTATATCAGCGAATGCATCCTTACCATGTCTTGAATAACCGTTAATCATTAGTTTCATTTCGTTTCTCCATTAGTTGTTTTATAGTTTCTAAGTTAATACGTTTAGGGTCGTCTGTGGTTAATATACGTCTAACCTTTATGGGATAAAGTGCGAGCCTTTTCTTGAGTTTAACATAAGCGTCCTTTCCTGCTTTGTCATCATCCGTCCATATAACAGCCTCTTTATACTGTGCTATATTGTGGGCCATTGTGATGCTCACTGCAGTACCTAGGATAGCTATAGAATTATATCCTGCTTTATGTACTTTAATAGCACTAAGGATATCCTCAGTAACTACAACAGCACTATTGTCTCGGTATAACTCATAAGTTTCAGTTAAAGATGATTTAATATATTTTGGTCTTTCATCATATAAAGCTCTTGATAAGAAACCCTTACGAAGGGGAATAATAACCCTTCTTAAGAAAGGGTCGTACTTCATTCCGTAAAGGTTATAAGCGTCCTCAGGCGTGAGTCCACCTCTTAATACCCATACATGTGCCGCTAGAGGTACATCAGGGCTGTTGAGTGGTATACACCTGTCAGGTATGTCCCTGGACTTTTTAAGTTCTTGTATCTCATTACGTGCCCTAAGTATCTCAGACACTGAACGCTCACCATGTGGCTCAAACGTATTGTAATCAGTACACCTAAAGCAATGATATCTAATTCCTTTCCTATTATTAGATATCAAAGCAGAGGGAGAGTTACCACAACAAACTATCTTCATTTTACCACCAGTGGGTAATAATTTAGCTTGCTCTTGCCAGCTCATATTAAGTCCATATCATACAAGTCCTCTTCAGATAAGAAGCTTGAAACCTTTTCTCCAACTAACATGTAATACTCATCTTTAATGTCAGCTTTCTCAATTCCTATGTAGTTATTTATGCGACCAGAGTCGATATCTGCTGATAAATCAACTAACCAAGGTTGGTCAGGGATTGCTACCCAACACGCATAGAATGGATTGCTGACCCATACCAATTGAATACCCGTATCCTCATAGAATTCTTTATTGAGTGAGGGGTTATTCATATCTTTAAGTCTAACGATACTAGCAGTTAATTTAACTTTATCGTCGAAGTGTTCGTAATTTATTTTAGGCATAGTTCTCTCCAGTTTTAATAATAGGTTCTATACGGTCTGTGACCATGTTAAATTCTAAGGGATGACCTGCGGCAACATTCAG